CGCGCTTCATCATCGATGGGCGTGAGTTCGTGATCCGGCACGGGCACCCGGACTGGCCGGAGGAGTGGTTCCACATCATCGACGGCGGCATCGTGGATGGGCCGTCCGGCGCCGACTCGACCTCCCTGTCCTACCGGCTGCGCCCGAAGGAATGGGCACAGAACAGGCCGATCCAGGAAAACCTGATCTCGAGCGGACCGAATGAGAACGCCGTCCAGCCCATCACCCTTGGCCAGTGCTTCAACATCTCGCCGGTGCTGGTGGACGCGGCCAACCGCATCTACCAGTGGCACGACCCGACCTTCGGCGCCGCCACGGCCGTGGATGCGGTACGCGATGGCGGGCTGGACTTGCAGACGCCCGGGCGGTTGTTCAGTGGGTCGGATGCCGGGGCCAACACGTTGACGACGACCGAGCCACATGGGTTCATCGCCGGCACCCGCGTGCGGTTCAGCGCGTCCGCGTCGATTCCTGGCCCACTCCAGTTGAATACCGACTACTGGGTGATCGCAGATGGTCTGACGGCGGATACATTCAAGCTGTCAACGACCTGGGGCGGGTCGGAAATCGACATCACGGGGATCGGCATCGCAACGAACGCCGTCGCAACCGGCTACCACTGGACGGCGGACCTGTCGGCCGGCACGGTGCGCCTGGCGGTGGCGCCGGAATTCGACGTTACCATGGACGTGCGCGGCTACCTGTCCAGGGTGTCACAGATCCTGCCCATGGTGCTCCAGGCCGAGAATGTCGACCCGGCCAGCGTGGCGGCGCTGGACGCCGCCGGCTGGACGGGTTTGCCAGGGAACATCGGCCTGTACATCAAGGAGCGCGCCAACCGCCTGGACCTGGCGGACAAGATCGCCAACGGCCTGCGACTCTGGTACGGGTACACCCGGGACGGCATGTTCCGGATGGGTCGGATCTTCCAGTTCGACACCACCGACTACTACCACAAGGCCCTGCTCAAGCTGACGACGGACGATTTCATCCAGGATTCCCTGTCGATCGACGAGTTTCTGCCGTTGCGCTACGCCCACCGGATGCGTTACCAGCGCAACTGGACGCCTGGGCAGAAGCTGGCCTCCGGCGTCAGCGACGAAGCCCGGGCCCTGTACACCGAGCCCGGGCCGATCGCCATCGCGGCCACGCCCACGGTCCAGGGCCAACACCGTCTGGCCACTCAGCCGGACGTGATCGAGTCGCTCTACTACCCCTCGGCGGCCAGCTTGTGCGAGGACATGGATGGCCAGCCCGGGTCGGCCCCATCCTGGTCGATCATCGGGTCGGTGGAGCTCAAGCGCATCGGCTACCTGCTGGATGTGGGCGACAAGTTCTTCCTGCCGTGGACACGCTGGTTCAGCACGGCCAACGATCCCCTGCTGGGCATTTACGGATTCCCTGGCTATCCGTGCAACGTGATCGATGTGGAGTACAGACCGCACCACGGCGCCGACCAGGGCGCCGTGCGGATCCGATTCCTGTCCTACATCGGCGACAACGTGCCGGAGGCCCTGTGACCGCGAACCTGCGCATCAGCCACACCAACCTGGTCAAGACCGCCACGCTCGCCTCCTCGCCGGTATCCGCCGTCACCGGGCCCGTGGACAACCTGAAGACGACACGCCGCGGCGTCGTCTACCGCGCCGGCCAGGTGGGCAGCTCGGACATCACGGGCCACTGGGGCGGGAGCAACAAGGCGATGTCCTGCTGCATCCTGTACCGCACCAACCTGCGCGCCGGCGACACCTGGCGGCTGCAGATCTGCTCCGACCTGGAGGCGACCGTGCCGGTGTGGGACAGCGGCACCGTGACGGCGGTGGCGGCCGGCGTCTTCGGCCCGGGCGTGGCGCCGTTCGCCGTCATGTACTTCACCCCGGTGACCGGGGTGAGCTTCCGGCTCACGGTCAACTCGCCGGCCAACGTGGCCGAGGCCATGACGCTGTGGATCGGAACCTACATGGAGGCGGCCTACAACCCGGCCTACGGCCTGCGCCGGGGCCGGCAGTCCGGCAGCCAGCGCGGCCGGACCCTGGCTGGCAGCCTGGTGCAAACCACCGGGGCGGTCTGGCGCACCTTGTCGTTCGACCTGTTCGTGCGGACGGAGGCGGACAGGGCGGCCTGGGATGAGATCGACGAGGCCAGCCAGACCGACCCGGTTGTCTGGCTGGCCGTCTTCCCGGCCGTGGGCGGCACCCAGGAGCGGGATTTCTCGATGCTTGGCTGCTTCGATGATCCCCTGGACCTGGTGCTGTCGGCCCCGAACAAATTCGATTTCACCGTGAAATTCATCGAGGTGTGATGTGGGACAGATCCTGCTCAACAACGTATCCGCCATCATCACCGGCACCGTCACGACCGGGCAGACTGCAATCGGCGTCTGGCAGGGCAAGGGGGCCCTGTTCGAGGGAGGGGGCGCACTCTCCACGACGAACTACCTGCGCGCGGCCATGTTCAAGATGAACGGCGACAAGGTTGTCGGTCATGAGATCGTCTACGTGGTCGGTCGCTCCACTGACACGTTGACGATACAGCGCGCCAAGGAAGGGTCGACCGCTCTGAGCTACAACCCCGGCGATGTGATCGAGGTGGTGCTGACGGCGGAGTCCACGGCGTGCCTGAACAGGGCGCAGACGTGGACGCAGACGCAGACGATACAGCGGTCGGATGTGGCACCGGTATTATCGATCGTCGGCGACGGCCAGCAGCCTACCGTGAAGCTCACCCGGTACTCCTCCAACACAGCGCAGTCCTACCAGATATTTCAGAAGGCACGCGGGTCATTGGCATCGCCGGCCGCTGTCTCCGGCGGAGACGCCATCGGAGGGTTCATGCAACAGGCCTACGACGGTGGTACATGGCGCACCCTGGTTGAGATCCGCGGTAGCGTCGAGTCGTACACCGGATCAGACGATCTGTCCGGCGTGCTGGACATCAACACCCGCCCGTCCGGCGCCGCCGGCGTATTGACCAACCGGATGCGGGTCAAGGGCGACGGGTCGGTCGGCATCGGCACGACCAGCCCGTCCACCACCCTCCACGTCAACGGCCCGATCCGCTGCGGCTCCTACACCGTCGCCACGGTGCCGTCTGCGGCAACCGTTGGTGCGGGAACCCAGATCTATGTCAGCAATGAATCCGGCGGCGGCGTGCCTGCGTTTTCTGACGGCATCAACTGGCGGCGCGTCACCGACCGCGCCGTGATCTCCTGACCCACACCGAGGACTACACCATGATCGACTACCCCGAGCGCGTCCTGATCGTCCTGCACCAGGATGGCACCCTGGCCGGCGCCCACGTCGAGCGGCGCCAGATCATCGACGACGGCGCCGGCACCGTCCTGTTCGAGCGCCAGTTGCCGGCCGAGCCGCTGGACGCCGCCACCCTGGCCGCCATCCTGCCCGATCAGGGCGCGCTGCTGGCCCAGGCGGCCACGCTGACCACGGCACTGGCCGCTGCCGAGGCTCAGATCGTGAGCCTGCAGGATCAGCTCGCCGCCGCCGGTGCAACGGCCCCTCAGCCCGGCGCGCCGCTGGAGTGCAACGCCGCCCAGATCCGCATGGCCCTCAACCAGCTCGGCCTGCGCGCGGCCGTCGAGGCGGCGGTGGCGGCCGGACCGGCCGACCTGCAGGACCTGTGGCAGTACTCGCCGCGCTTCGTCGAGAGCGATGTGCGCATCGCCGCCATGGCCTCCGCCGTCGGCGTGGACGCGGCGGGACTGCACGACCTGTTTGCCCTGGCGGTGACGTTGTGACCCTCACTGTCCGCGGCCTCGCCATCGGCCTGCTGCGCCAATTCGCCCGTCTGCTCTGGCAGGCCGTGGTGCTGGTCGACGTCGCAGTCAACCGCCTCGTCAATGGCCGGGTGGAGATGATCTCCACCCGGGCAGCCCGGGCCCGCCTGCGTGGCGAGGCCTGGGGCTGCCGGCTGTGCCGGTGGCTGGATTTCATCGACCCGGGCCATTGCGGCCGGGCCCTCCGCGACCCGCTCGGGCCGCTCGACTAGCTCTGCGGCACCTTCAACAGCACGAGCAGGGCCATCTGCTTGGATACGGATAGGCGACGGAATTCGGCCAGAAGCTGGCGTTCGTGGTCGCTGAATTCCATCGTGTTGCTACCTCTTTCGGCATGCTCGCGTAGGCCATTCGATATAGGCGCGTAGGGCGGCGGATTGTCCAGGCTGGCCGTCAGCCTGAAGACGATCTCGGCGTTGAGGCTGCGGCCGCTGATGCTGCTCTCGCGCGTCAGGCGCTCCTTCAGCTCCTCCGGCATGCGCAGGCCGAAGGGGGCGATGTCTCGTATCAGCTTCCGTTTCATGATTTCACGATGAAATCATTTTCCGCTTGCAATACCTAGTTTCATCGTGTAATCATGATTGCATCGTGTAATCATCGTGAGGTCATGAGATGGTCGTGGGCAAGGACGGGGTTCCGCTGCTGGTGCGTGTTCCGCCTGAGCTGAAGGAGAAGCTGACGGCGGACGCGCGGGCGAACGGCAGGAGCCGGAATAGCGAGTGCGTGGTGCGGTTGGCTGGCGTCGGCGCGTCTCCTGGTCGGAAGCAGAAACGGAAGTAGTTGGTAGAGGTGCCGGGCGCAGGGCGGCAACCCTGTCCCGGCTTTCGCGGCGGACCGCGAGGGTGTGGCAGCCTGGATTGTCCGTCGCTCAACCTAGAGCGAATAGGTGAGTTGCAATGGCGGACTTTCGTAATCCTGCCGATGTGAGCGATGCGGTGTACCGCGTCGTGCATGACTTCGGCGTCATGAAGCTGGCGGCCCTGACGGGGACTTCGCCGGGCACGATTTCCAACAAGGCGAACCCGAACGAGCAGACGCATCACAAGCCGACGCTGGCGGACGGCATCGTGTGGTCGCTGCTGACCGGCGATGACCGGATCGCGGAGGCGTTCTGCCAGACCTTGGGCGGGGTGTTCGTGCCGCTGAGGGACCAGGCGCAGCAGTCGGATGCGGCGTTGCTGGACCTGATCCTGGAGCGGGATGCGTCGCTGGGGGTGTTTGCGTCGACGGTGGGCCGGGCCCTGGCGGACGGGGATGTGACGAAGGCGGAGTTCGACCTGATCACGGCGGATGCCTATGCGTTGTGCGCGGATGTGCTGACGCTGATGTATCGGCTGGGGGGGATGGTCCGTGGCTGAGCGTCCTGTGCCTGCCGGCCTGTCGAAGCGGGGCCTGCGTTCGTTGTCCGACAACCTGCCGCCGGGGGCCCGGGTGGCGGTGGATTCCAAGGTGTTCTTGCGGCTGTTCCGGGTGGAGCTGGAGCAGCGGCTTGGCACGCCTGCGGCGGCGGCCGCGGCCAAGGGTAGGGAGTGAGGGATGGCGAAGGCGTCGCGCTTCGATCTGATCGAGGAGGCGCGGTTGCTGGCCCGGGCGGGCGGGTTGTTCGTGGTGCCGGCGGGCGTGGATTTCGTGGTGTACCGCAAGGTGGCGCCGGCGCGGAATGTGCGGCTGGGTTCGAGGCGGTCGCCCAGGGCGTTGCTGGATTTTGTCCGGCGTTGTTCGGGGCGGGTGTGATGGGACGGTGGCGCGCATGGCTGGAGGCGCTGGTGTTCGTGGTGCTGTTTTTCTTGGCCCTGGCGGTGTGCGACCCCGCGCCGGCGGCCGGTGTCTCTGGGGGCCGCAGTCGATCGGGAGCGAACCATGGATCGGTATTTGACGGAGAGCGAGCAGGCGCGCCTGCTCAGGGTGTTCAGGGAGCGGTGCGGGGCGTCGGCCATCGATCGGCGCGACGCGGCGTTCTTCGGGATGTTGCTGCATAGCGGGATGCGGATCGGGGAGGCGTCGCGCATCTCGGTGGGGCAGGCGATGGAGGCGTTGCGGACGGGGTATCTGTACATCCCGGCGCCGATGCGGAAGGGCAAGCGCCACGATCACCACGTGTACGTGACGGAGGTGTTGCGGGCGGACCTGCAGGGGCTGCTGGCGGCGCGCTGCGAGATCAGCCCGGAGGCGTGCGGGGTGGACGATGCCCTGGTGGTCGGCCGGGGCGGCCAGGCGATGACGGTGCGGGCGCTGGAGCTGCGCTTCGACAAGTGGGTGGCGCTGGCGGACCTGCCGGCGGGTGCGAGCCCGCACTGGCTGCGCCATACCCGGGCGCAGAACATCATCCGCCGCTCGTCGGCCCGGAATCCGCTTGGGGTGGTGCAGTCGGCCCTGGGCCATGCGTCGATCCGGTCGACTGGGATCTACACGGGGCCGTCCCGGGAGGATGTGGAGGCGGCGCTGGCGGAGACGGACGGCCGGGCCGGGCGGGTGACCCGGGCGCAGTTGCGCCGGGCGTATGAGGGGAGGGCGGCGTGATGGATATCTCTCTGGTGGAGGATACCGGCCGCCTGGCGCCGGATGACAGCAAGGTCTTCGAGGTGACGATGACCGTGCGCGGGGAGTCGGAACTGGCGAAGCTGAGGGCCTGGAAGGACAGCGATGCCTATGAGCGGGCCCAGGCGATCCGGGCCGCTGAGTTGGCGCAGTGTATCGACAGCCTGAAGTTCTGCGTGAAGGCGGTGCTGGAGCGGCCGTCCGGCGGCACGGCGCGCATCGCGCAGTTCCTGGCCAGCTTGTACAACGGGGACCGGGTGCGGGCGGATGTGTCGGGCATCGGGGCCTTGGACGGGGAGCACTTCCAGCACTTGATGAATGTGCTGAGGTTGTGTTTCGAGACCCACCGGGAGCCGCATTCGTTCTTCAAGAACGGCAACGCGATCTTCGAGCAGATCATCGCCGACTATGGCCTGGAGAAGCGGCGCAGGAGGGTGGCGTGATGCGGTTGCCTTTCCCCATCCCGATGCCGGAGCGGGCTGAGTTGGTGGCGGACGGCATGGAGTGTGTCGAGGCGCAGGCCTATTCAGGCGCGGCGTCGGCCGACTATCAGATGGCGCAGTCGCGCCTTGCCTTGGTGCTGTCGACCATCTGGCGCCGCTATGGCGTCGAGGATGAGGCGGCGGCGCCGGTTTCCCAGGAGGAGTTGTTCTCATGATCTCGGTGACGTTCGTGCCGCGCTCGTCGGTGCGGGTGGTGGATGTGGCGGAGGCGGCCATGGCGGCCGGCCAGGGGCTGTATTTCAAGGGGCACGTGGTGGTGCAGGCGGCCGGCAAGCCGGGCGCCGGCTGGACCCGCGTGGCGGTGGCGAGGAGGGCTGGGCGATGAGGACGGCGACGGAGCAGGCTTTCGAGGCGATCCAGGTGCATGGGCCGATGACGGCGAACGAGGTCTATGGGAAGTGCGACCAGTTCGAGGATGAGGCGGCGTGTTCCCGCGTGCTGGCGCAGATGGCGACCCGGGAGCCGGTGCGCCTGGTGCGCCGACTGGTGGATAACCCGAACAGCGGGCAGGGGGCGCGGCGCCAGGTGTACCAGTACGACACGGTGGAGCGTGCCCGGGGCGTGGCGGCGGTGAAGATCAACGGCGAGCCGGCGAATCCGTCGGGCGATCTGCTGGTGGACTCCGTTCCTGCGGCGTCGGTGTCGGTGCCGGCCGCGGATACGGAGCGGGAGAGGTTGCGCTCGGACCTGCATGCGGCGAGGAACGATCTGGCGGCGTACAGCCTGCTGGTGGAGGCGGTGATGTGCCGCCTGGGGGTGGATCGGCCGGAGGCGGTAATGGAGGCGCTGGATGCGCGGCTGGTGCGGGATGCGCAGCTGGGCAAGCCGGCGGTGATCCTGATCGGGGACGATGACAGCGCGGATGTGCTGGAGCTGCCGCAGGACGTGGACCCAAGGCAGCGGGCGATGGACCTGGTCCGCAATGGCGAGGTGCGCCAGGCGGTGGTGGCCAGGCTGATGGGCCGGGCTGTGATGCCGCGCCCGATCGTCGAGTGGGTGGCGGCATGAGCGCGAAACAGGAGAGTTGCTGGGCGGCGATCAACACGCCGAAGTACGGCCGCGAGCGCATCGATCCGTACACGGTGCGGATGACCAAGTCGGGCGCCATGCTGGCGTTCTCTTCCCTCTACGGAGCGGAGGTCGCTTCGCAGCAGATGAAGGACAAGCGGGTGAGGTTCGGGCGGGTGGTGCTGGAGGTGCAGCCATGAACCATCAACTCATCAGTTCCCGCCTGTTCGATCATTCCATCCGCTTCGGGAAGATGCTCTATCTGGCGGGCATCCTCTCCGATCCGGAGAACCTGTCGGACGAGTTCAGCGACTTCCTGGATGACATCTCATTCGGCGATGTCAACCCGCCCGATGGCCTGGAGTGCCTGAAGGTCGAAGACTTGGACGACGACACCGCCACGCAACTGCTCATGGAAAACGACAAGTTCGGCTTTCTGGTCCAGGCGGAGACGCCGGTACCGACTTACTTTAGCGATAACGGTTTCAGTTCCAGCTGGGGCTATATGCGCACTGGATGGTTCTATGGCGAGGATCTGAAAGGCCTCGTCGCCCAGGCCATCACTTGGCATAACGAAATCCACGAGAAGGCCAAGGCCGAGTTCAGGGTGAAGCAGGAGGGCCAGGCATGACCGACTCCCGCGAAATCCGCCACTTCCACCTCTTCGGCGCCATCGGCGGCGGGGCCAAGGGCTTCATGCGCGGCACCGCCCGGGTCGGCAACATGGTGGCCAGGCCGCGCTGCATCGGCTCGGTCGACGTCGACGCCGCGGCGAACCGCGACTTCGGGCGACTGGTCGGCGTCGAGGCCACCACCCTGGACCTGTTCGACCGCGACCAGTACGTCGCCTTCCACGGCCACGAGCCGCCGGCCGACTGGCGCGAGGCCACGCCGGCGGACATCCGCCGCGCCGCCGGGGGCGAGTTCCCCCACGTCGTCTTCCTGTCCGCTCCCTGCAAGGGCTTCTCCGGGCTGCTGGCCGAGGGAAAGAGCAAGACCGACCGGTACCAGGCGCTGAACCGCCTCACCCTGCGCGGCGTCTGGCTGATGCTGGAGGCCTTCGCCGACGACCTGCCCGAGCTGGTGGTGTTCGAGAACGTCCCGCGCATCGCCACCCGGGGCCGCCACCTCCTGGACCAGATCGTCGACCTGCTGCGCGCCTACGGCTACGCCGTCGCCGAGACCACTCACGACTGCGGCGAACTGGGCGGACTGGCGCAGAGCCGCAAGCGCTTCCTGCTGGTGGCCCGCAACGTGGCCAAGGTGCCGCCCTTCCTGTACGAGCCGGAGACACGGCCGCTGCAGGCGGTGGGCACCGTCCTGGGCCGCATGCCAATGCCTGGCGACCCGGCCGGCGGGCCGATGCACCGCATCCCGAGGCTGAGCTGGAAGACCTGGGTTCGCCTGGCCTTCGTGGAGGCCGGCAGCGACTGGCGTTCATTGAACCGGTTGAAGGTGATCGACGGGGCGCTGGCGGATTACCTGATCGTGCCGGACATGCACAACGGCGTGCTGGGCGTGCATACATGGGATGAGCCGGTCGGCACCGTGGCGGGTGCATCGAGGCCTGGCAACGGCGCCTTCTCGATCGCGGACCCGCGTATGCACTCCGGCCACGAATACAGCCAGTACGGCGTGCTGCGCTTCGGCGAGCACATGGGCGCGGTGAGCGGGCAGTCGGCGCCCGGAGGCGGAAAATACACCGTCGCCGATCCGCGCCACCTCGGCCCCGCCAAGCACTGCAACGAGTTCCGCATCGTCCCCTGGGACGGCTCGGCCGGCTCCGTCACCAGCGCCCACGGCTCCGGCCAGTGCGTGGCCGACCCGCGCCGGGAAGGCGAAGGCTTCGGCAAGTACCTGGTCACCGACTGGGAGGGCAGCGCAGGCACCGTGCTGTCCGGCAGCACCACCGGCCAAGGCGCCTATGCCGTCGCCGACCCACGCACCGGCCTCAACCGCGGCAAGGGCGACCACTACCTCACCGGCGGCCACTATGGCGTGGTGCCATGGTGCGACCATGCCGGCGCCGTCTCCTCGTCGGCCGGGCACGACTCCGGCCGCTGGAGCGTGGCCGATCCGCGCGTCGATCAGGTTGCCGGCGCCGGCAAGGTGATGCCCGCCCAGGACGACAAGCTGGTCGCCCGCATCCGTGCCCTCGACGGCACCTGGCACCGCCCCTTCACCACTTTGGAGCTGGCCGCCCTGCAGAGCCTGGTAGACCCGGAGGAGCAGCTCGTCCTCGACGGTCTGTCCGACTCGGCCTGGCGCGAGCGCATCGGCAACGCCGTCCCACCGGCCGCCGCCGAGGCCATCGCCAGCACCATGTACCACACCCTGCTGCTGGCTTGGTCCGGCGAGACATTCATGCTCAGTGCCACGCCGATCTGGGTGCGCAACGTGGCGGTGGCGCTTTCTATTCAGGATGTCAGCCATGGCTGATAAGGCGAGGTGCGCCGTCCATGGCGCTGTCAGACCTGGTGCGATGTGCGCCAAGATCATCGTCGGTGGTGTGTTCTGCGGATTCGACGGCGACTGCCAACACAAGCGGGTCAGCAACAAGCCGAGAAAGTTCGCAGTCGGGGACGTGCTGAAATTGAATCGTCCACACTCGGCCTACTCGCCAGATACGCTCTTTCTATGTGTTCTGGTCGACCAGGACCGGGTTTACGCGAAGAGCCATTACGGCACCGATAATCTAGGTCCGACTTTGCTGTGGCCGCACGCCACGCAATGGTTTGACCATGCTGATCCTGTCCAGGAGGTGCAGCCATGACCGAGCTGCTCCTCTTCGCCTCCGTTTTCGTCAGCGTCTTCGCCCTGGGCTTCCAGAGCCAGAACGTCAACCAGGGCCACTACAAGTCGGCCTTCCTGACCAGCTTCGCCATCGGCCTCGGCCACCTGGCGCTGTACCGGCTCATGCCCGGCGCCAGCCCGAGCGAGATCGCCGCCTTCCTGTCCGGCGGCCCGTTCGGCATCGTGTCCAGCATGTACGTCCACCGCAGGACGCTCGGCAGGAGGGCCCGCCATGCCAGCCTGTAAGCGCCCCCGCAAGAAGCACCGCCCCCGCCCCGTGGTGAAGCCGCTCGGAATGCGCGACGCCTGGTCCATCGAGGGCGACGCCCACGCCGTCCTGTTGGCGATCGAGTACGACCAGGTCGACGAGGCGCACCTGGCCATGCTGGTGGCCCATGCCGACATCATCCGGCGCATCTTCCAGTCCGGCACCGCGCCCAGGGTCCAGGCCGACACCTTGATCCGGGTCGTGCGCGACATCAAGGCCCGCCCCGAGATCCGCGTCCTGTCCGGCGAGGCCGCCGCCATCCGCGCCGCCCTGCAGGTCACTATCGAGGCGTCCCGCGGTGTCAGCAACATGGCCATCTACCGCGCCGCCACGGCCAGCATGCAGTCCATGGACCGCAACGGCGGCGGGGTGAGGGTGACGCTGTGAGCGCCCGCGACCTATCCCTCTTCGAGGCCGGCGCCCGCCTCCAGATGACCGAGTCCATCGAGCTCACCATCCAGAGCCTGACGGCCTACGGTCCGCAGCACGACCACTGGGTTGTGGCCTGGTCCGGCGGCAAGGACAGCTCGGCCACCCTGACCCTGCTCTGCTGGTTGATCGCCTCCGGTCGCATCCCGGCGCCGAAGCGCCTGACCGTCCTCTACGCCGACACCCGGCAGGAGCTGCCGCCCCTGGCACTGGCCGCGGCCCAGATCATGGACGAGCTGGCCGAGCGCGGCATCGAGTGCCGGGTGGTCCGGGCACCGCTGGACAAGCGCTTCATGGTCTACATCCTCGGCCGAGGCGTGCCGCCGCCCAACAACAACACCCTGCGCTGGTGTACCCGCCAGATCAAGGTTGACCCGATGACGGCCGAGATCGAGCGCGCCCTGGGCGACGGCACCGCCCTGGTCATCACCGGCGTCCGCCAGGGCGAGAGCGCCATCCGCGACCGGCGCATCGAAATGAGCTGCGGCAAGGACGGTGCCGAGTGCGGCCAGGGTTGGTATCAGCAGCTCCTGCCCCAGGCCAAGGGCATCCGCGGCCGCATCGCCACCCTGGCGCCGCTGTTGCATTGGCGCGTCTGCCACGTCTGGGAGTGGCTGCGCCACTGGGCGCCGGCCGAGGAGCACGGCGGCTGGTCCACCCGGATGATCGCCGACGCCTACGGCGGCGACGAGGCCGAGGAGGTCAACGCCCGCACCGGCTGCGTCGGCTGCCCGCTCGCCCAGGAGGAGAAGGCCCTGGAGAGCATCCTGGCCATGCCGCGCTGGTCGCACCTGGCGCCGCTGCGCGAGTTGAAGCCGATCTACCGCTGGTTGCGCGAACCGGCCCAGCGCCTGCGCAAGTCCGGTATCGAGCGGCTGAAGGACGGCAGCATCGGCAAGAACCCGCAGCGCATGGGGCCGCTGACCTTCGAGGCGCGGCTGGAAGCCATCGACCTGATCCTGGATATCCAGCGCGCCGTGAACATCATCGGCGGAACGATCGACTACAGCCTCATCGACGCCGAGGAGGAGGCACGCATCCGCGAACTGATCGCCGCCGGCACCTGGCCGGACGGCTGGGACGGAACCGAGCCGACGGCCGACGCCTGGCTGCCAGTGACCATCTACGGCGACGGCACGGAGCAGCCGGCGCTGTTTTCG